ATATTATGTCTGATGTTTACAACAATTCAAAAAAGAAGGATAGACAATTAAAACTTCTTATCGCTCAGTTAGAACCATTGGTTAAAAACATCAATGATGCAACGGTGGTAGTCCCTTTGATAAAAGAATATATGGAGGTATCTGTAAAGAACGATGAACAGATTGTAAAACTCGCAGCTATTGTCCAGCGTATGATGAAAGAGGCAAATTCTGAAGATGGTGGCGGATTGGGATTATCAGATGACGAAAAGAAACAACTATTAGAAAACGCAAAAGCGATTGACGCAAAAATAGATTCTCTTAAAAATGATGGAGATGATGAATGAGTACATTGCAAACAGGCACAATACAATCTATAAATTTAAAAGATGATAATCCAAATGAGGTTTATAGTGTAAGAGTTCTAACCTCAAAAGGTTCAGGTCGGTCTGAAGTTGCATATCCACTTGATGTAAACATAAAACGAATTCCACTAATAGGAGAGAGTGTAATACTGATATCCTCATTGGGTGCAGAGGCGAGTGGTGGTAGTCGAAGAGCTAAACAATATTACATATCATCAACTGCCGTACAATTAAATGTACATAATAATGCATTACCTAACGGCGCCGCACCTCAACGGAGTACGAATACACTTTCTACATATACACAAACTCTTACAGGCACCCCTAATGTAAGTAAGAAATCAGAAGTAAGTTTAGGTAAGGGGTTTGAGGAGAGACCTGATGTTAGTTCATTACAGCCATTCATCGGTGATGTTCTATTAGAAGGTAGGTTCGGACACTCACTCCGATTTGGATACTCACCAAAGGAATCAGATACCACACAAAGTCCATTGTGGGAATCGTCAAACGTATCTGACCCTATAACCATATTGTCAAATGGTAGAGAGGGTGGTTCTTACAATAAATTTAGTATTGAGGATGTCAACAAAGACTTATCATCTATATGGATGGGTTCATCGCAAAAGATAAAGTTAGAACCATCCAATAAGTTTACATTAGGGGTAACCCCACAAAACTCATATAACAAACCACAGCTGATATTCAATTCAGATAGAGTGGTAATCAATTCAAAGTCAGACTCAGTTTTAATTAGTGGTGGGAAATCGGTAAATATATCTACTAAAAGTTGGAGAGCTGATATGGACGAGATATTCAATCAGTTAGAAGTAGTGGTTACTGAACTATCAAAAGCTGCATCTGTTATGGTGGGGCTTGGTATCCCAATCAATGTCGCATCTTTATCTAAAGCGGTTGCTAGTTTGAAGTCTATGAAACAATAGTGATATCATCACAAAACAAAACATTCTGATATTTATATAAAAACATAATATTATGAAACCAAAAGAATTAGCAAAACTATTAGAGGTGGTAGTTAGAAAGGTGGTTAGAGATGAACTCAAACCCATCATCACAGAGGTTGTAAAAGCATCTAAACCAGTAGAACAAAGTAGAGTAAAACAACCATCCACTAAAAAGAGTGGTGTAAGTTTATTCGAAGTATTGGGTGAAGAAAAGCAAAAACCACAAATCAAATTTTCAGACGATACGATGTTGAATGGTATATTGAATGAAACTGCAAACGATGGTGAGTGGAGAAACTTAGATGCTAATCCATACACATCACAACAAGCACAAGGATTCAACAGAGCACAAATGGCCGAAATGATTGGGTATGGTGATGGCGTAGCTACCGCACAAACAATGGCACCAATGACAGGACCTGATGGGGAGCCCATCAACACAAATATCGAAGGTACTGCTGTAGGTGACGCATTGACACGAGATTATTCTGCATTAATGAAAACTATTAATGCTAAGAAAGGAAAATGATAAATGCGCGAACGGACTGAATATAGATACAACCCTATAGACTTTAATGATAATGTAGCAGTTGGAGTTACATTACCATATGGAAAGCTTGGTGGTTTGTTTAATCTAAGTTATACTACTGAAGAACAATCCGTTTCAAACTTAAAGAACTTACTCTTAACAAGAAAAGGTGAAAGACCATTTCAACCAGAATTCGGTTCGGATGTGTACTCATTGTTATTTGAGAACATCGGATTGGATTTGTCAGATAGGTTATCCGAATCTTTAAGAGAAGATATAAATTTATGGTTACCATACATAATTATTGATGATATCATTGTTGATACAGAACCTGACAGAAACTATGTAAAGATACAATTATCATTTAGAGTTACTGAGCAAGGAGCTAATCAACAAATAGTGGTGTTTGTTGATTCTGCTGGAACAACAACTGTAGAATAGGTAGTAAGATGGCTAATAACGATTTAGTAAAAAAAGATGTATCACTATTAGGAAGGGACTTCGGTGAGTTCAGAAAGAACTTAGTTGATTTCACCAAAACATATTTCCCCAATACATATAATGATTTCAACGAATCATCTCCAGGAATGATGTTTATGGAGATGGCATCATATGTGGGTGATGTTTTATCATTCTATACAGATACACAATTAAGAGAATCTCTATTACTATCAGCAGAAGAAAACCGAAACCTATTCAATATTGTATCAGCATATGGATACAAACCAAAGAACTTTGTTCCTGCTACAACTACATTAGATGTATTCCAATTAGTTCCCGCCAAAGGAAGTGGTGACGATGTTACACCTGATTTCGATTATGCTATGACAATTGAAGATGGGATGCAAGTTGGTTCATCACAAAACAACAATGTAAACTTTATAGCTCAAGGTCAAGTAGACTTTTCGGTATCATCATCTTTTAGTCCTACAGAAATAACGGTTTATCAGATTGATGAAACAAACAACATACCCGTATACTATCTTCTGAAGAAAAGTGTAAAGGTATCAAGTGGAACTATTGAGAGTAAAACATTCACATTCGGTTCACCAAAAATTTATGATAAGATTAAGATTGAAGACCCTAACCTTATTCGAATCAAAAGTATAACAGATTCGGATGGTGACACTTGGACGCATGTTCCTTACTTAGCACAAGATACTGTATTCAATCAAGTTGAAAACAATTCAGACAACTCAACCAACTATTCTCAGTATAGTGGTGATGCACCATATCTTTTAGAACTAAAAAGAGTTCCAAAGAGATTCATTACAAGAATGGAAGATAAGGGTGAGATGGTTATTCAGTTTGGTGCCGGTATATCTCAGAACGCAGATGAAGAAATTGTTCCTAATCCTGACAATGTGGGTTCAACACTCTACAACATCGTTGGTGATTTAGACCAAGGGATTGACCCATCGAATTTCTTATACACAAAGACATATGGAGTCGCACCATCAAACACAACATTGACTGTTGAGTATTTGGTGGGTAATGGTGTATCTGATAATGTATCTGCAAAAGACTTAACTAACATTACATCTGTAGTAACATCGTTTAAGAACGAATCTAATTTGGATAGTGGTGTTGTCAGATTCATCAGAAACTCATTAGCTGTAACCAATACAGAACCCGCTAGAGGTGGTAGGAGTGAAGAAACAAACGAAGAGATTCGTAACAATGCTATGGCATTCTTCGCAGCACAGAATAGAACTGTCACTAGAGAAGATTATGTAATGAGGTGTTACGCATTACCTCCACAATTTGGTTCAGTAGCAAAAGCATATTTGATGCAAGACTACCAAATCGAAGATAAGAAAAAAGACAATACCACAATCTCATCTGAAATACCGAATCCATTGGCATTGAATTTGTATACATTGGGATATGATTTGAATAAGAATTTGGTAGGATTGAATCCAGCAACCAAAAACAATCTAAGAAACTATATCTCATACTACAGAATGTTAACTGATGCAGTCAACATCAAAGACGCACATATCATTAACATCGGTGTTGATTTTGAAATTACTGTTATGCCTGACTACAATTCCAATGAGGTATTGTTGAGGTGTATAGAAGAGTTAAAGAATTATTTCAACATTGACAATTGGAGAATCGGTGAACCAATCCAACTATCAAAACTTTATGTAATGTTAGACAGAGTGGATGGTGTTCAGAGTGTTCTCAGACCTGACAGAGAAGGAAATGGTGGTTTAAAGATATTCAACAGATTCAATGGAAACTATTCACCAAACAAATATAGCATTAGTAACGCTACAAAGAATGGTGTAATATATCCTGCTAAAGACCCATCTATATTTGAAGTTAAATTCCCTAATAACGATATTAGAGGTAAGGTAGTAACTCAATCATTCTAAGGAGGTAAAATGATATATAGAATATACGGACAAAAAGATACTACCATATACGAACAGAATGCTCGTAAGAATCAGAACGCTGGTAATGATGAAGTATTGGAGGTAACTAAGTTTTTTGATGAGGAGTTCAATACTACTTGGATCGGTAATAGTAGAATCCTTACACAATTCGATTTGACACCCATATCATCATCAATAGCATCAGGAGAAATATCAGGAGCAAGAAAGTTCTACCTTAACCTAACATCTGTTGATGAGAACGAAGTAGAAACAGAATATCAGTTAGACATATTCCCCATATCAGAAAGTTGGTCTGAAGGTAAAGGATTGTTTTACGACAACCCCTTAACGACTAATGGGTGTAGTTGGGTCTATCGTAATGATGACTCTTTATGGGGAGTTTCTTCCGCACAAATATTAAATGGGATACGACCAACAGAAGCACCCACCAATGGTATCATTTTATATGAGAACTTTGAGAATGGTGTAGGTGCAGCATTCTTAACAGAATCCATAAGAGATTTAGATGGTAACTCACCATCATTATCTACAGAGAACGATAAGTTAGTTATATCAGCATCTAACTTTGCTGGTACTACATTGGTCTTCCCAATCGCATTGGCTGCTAGTCAAACATACGAAGTACAATTTCAAATCGACCCTAACTCATTTGACGACATTCAGTTTAGAGTCCAAGACCCAAATGGTGAATTAAAAACTGAAGAAGATTATGAAGGTATGGTTGGTAAGATAACCACACCATCAACTCAGTCATTTGACTTAACATCAACTGATGCTGGCGACTACCAATTAAGATTCACATTCTTTGATGGTAGTGGGGATGGTAATACGACAACTGGTACTTTTGATGAATTGTATGTTGCATTAAAAGAAGGTAACACATTAGTACATGAAACATTTACAGTAAACACTGGAAGTTTCTTATTACGAAATGTTATCAAAAACACAGGTGGTGAACTACCAAGAATGTTTGCATCAGAATCCAAATTGAATTTGTATGCAGATAATGTGGGAGGTGGTGATGCAACTTTCATCAAAAACCTATCAACGAATTTGGAATACTCCATTAGTTGTGAAATAAATCCAGGTGATTATCCTGATATCGGATTTACAATCTATGACCCCAACGGATTGACATACAGAGATAGTGATAGTATCATTGGATACTCTCGCTCGTTCGATGAGCCTGTAACTCAATCGGTGGTGTTTACTCCTGATATCGAAGGTGATTACATATTCGCATATACATACTACGATAGTGGTTCTAATGGGGCAAGTGGTTCGATTGATAACTTTAAGATAAGATTCTCAGGCACTATACCAACTCCATCCACAACTGAAGCAGGTTACTATAAGAACTCAGGTGGAGCAACTTGGTTCACATCATCTTTATCTGGAACATATGCATCACAAACATTCAACAGATACACAAAAGATTTGAGGGTTGATGTTACTGACTATGTAGAGGATTGGTTAAGTGGTAGTAGACCAAACAATGGATTCCTCATCAAAAGACCTGTAGCACAAGAGAGTGGTTCAACGAGATATGGTTCGTCTAAATTCTTCTCAAATGAAACTCATACTATCTATGTACCTACATTAGAGGTGAGGTGGACTACTGGTTCATTTGATACAGGTTCATTGAGTGAACTCACAGAAGACAACATTACACTTTATGTAAAGAATGTTTCTACAGAGTACAAAGAAAACTCAAGAGCAAAACTCAGAGTGGTTGGTAGAGCAGCATTCCCACAGAGGACATTCTCATCTACATACCCATATACTGACATAAAGTATTTACCAGAAACTACTTATTATCAGGTAAAGGATGTTGAAACAAATCTTGCAGTAATTCCATATGACACAACCTACACAAAGGTGAATTGTGATTCAACAGGAAACTATTTTGATTTTTGGTTCAATACACTTCAGCCTGAAAGATTCTATCAATTCGACTTCAGAGTAGATAGGAACGGAAAGATTGGGTACTTTGAAGGGCCTATATTTAAAGTGGTTAGGTAATGGCTAGAATACGAAATATAAAAAGAAATACATCTAATCAAATCATCTCATACTCCATACCACCTAATAGTGATGTGGAGTATGGTGTTGTAAGATTACCTGCAGTTGAGACTGTATATGGTATTGATTCCTACAATAGAGTATTGGATAGATTGAGTGGTGATTTACTTCAGCAAGTTGATACTGATGGAAATGTATTTACCGATACCTTTAGTGGTAGATATGAGATAACCGATTCGGCTAGAACCTATAATGGTACATTAGACAGACAAAACATCAATATATTCTTTGACACAATATTTTGGGATAATGTTGTAAACGGCCCCACATTGGAAGATGGTGCTTACAGAATAACTAAAGAGCTAATCGATAGTGGAAAAAATTTAAGACTGAAAGCTACAGTTGCCATATCAAATGATACTCAAACAAACCGATTTACACAAGTTCGATTCCAAAGAAAGAGAATCCCACTACCACCTGGAAGTGGATTTGTCTTTCGTGAAACTGAAGTATCACCTGGCCAAGGGACTATCCACCAAATTGTATACGAAATAACAAATTCTGAAATGATAGAAAATGATTTATGGGAGGTGCAAGTGAAGTATGGCAGAAATAGAAATACTGAAGTTGAGGGTATATATATGAGAGGTGACCAATCTTTATTTGAAGTAGAGTTATTTTGATAGGGGTATGATATGGCTATAGATAGATTTCAAAACCCCAACATAGTAACTGACTCAAAGGTGCCTGTATCAAATGTTCAGACATATTCGATTGATGATAGTGATAGGTTAGATAAGACTACAGAACCATGCTCAAAGTCATTATTGGATGATTCTATTGTAGAGAAACACATCTACTCAAGAAGTACATTAGTAGAATCAAACACAGAACCACTTTCTTACGAATCATCGAATGGTGGTAACGGAACATATGATGTATTACTTTCTCCAGAAAAGGATATTAGATTAAGTACCATTACAAAAGGATACTATAGTATTGTTTACAATTTTTTGAAGAATGTAGTTCCATCACTCAAAGTAGAAAACATATCTACAGATTCTACAGAAGTACAATTATCAGCAGGAACATTTAGGAGTATCCAAACCTTTAAACAGAATCCGTTATCAGAGCTAAAAGATTTAGTTGACGGTGAAACAAACTACAAACTAAACTTAGTATTGAACTTCGGTCAAAACAGATTGTACACAATTACAGATATTAGCTTTGATGTAGAATTGGGTGTAGTTGTCAAACTATACAAACCATTACCATCTAATTTAGAGAATGAGTTTTCATCGATTGATGTTGTAGTCAGAGATTCATACATCGAAAGGATTTCTGTTTATGAAGGAACTGAAGCCGAGGAGAACGAAGACTTCTCTACTCCAAACTTTAAAATTGATGTAGGAACTTATGGTGGTTCAAAAGGAACTGATTTTAAAACTTGGAATACATTATTAGATGCAAACCTATCTACATCTCAACAAATCATTGATAAGTACATTAGTGGTTCGTTTGGGAATATCGAACTGAATATAGATTACACATACTTTGGTAACTTTGTAAAATACTCATCCGCTGTGGAAAGGGTCAATAACTTTAAATACAAATTAGAGTTAATTGAATCGTATAACAGCAGAATAACTACATTAGAATCAGTTAGTGGTTCAGAAGCTATAACAAACATATCGCAATCAATAACGAGAAGAGATGGTGTTATAAGTGGTATGGATGGATGGGAAAGGTGGATGTATCACGAAGCAACTGGTTCTTTGTATACACATTATAGTTCGTCTAACTATGTTATCTCACCTTGGCCAAAACAAAGTACATATCCAACGGTAAACTACAGTGTCAATTCTTCTGAAGGTATTTCTCATTACAATGGGTTGATTAGTTCGGCAAGTGTTTATGACGCATTAAACGATTCAAGATTGACAAAGGTTATTCCATCATCAATTGTTGAAGAACCACTCAATTCAGATTACATTCTTTTTGTTGATATGATTGGACACCACTTTGATATCACATGGAGTTACATCAAAGCACTTACTTCAATCAACGATAGAGAAGAACACCCATACGATGGTATACCAAACGAAATGTTGTATGATACGGCAAAGGCAATGGGGTGGAAACTTTCACATGGTAAACAGAGGTCTGACCTTTGGAAGTTTGCAGTAGGAACAGATAAGTTAGGTAATCCAATTCAGAGTGGTTCACTAAAATCAAAACCAGATGAACAAATCACCTATGAGGTTTGGAGAAGAATCGTAAATAATATTCCATACCTTTTGAAAACAAAGGGTTCTGCTAGAGCAGTTAAAGCATTGATATCTACCTATGGTATTCCACAATCATTCTTATCAATCAAAGAATATGGAGGGCCTGTTGTATCTGATGTAAAACCTCTTTGGGAGCATGACAGATTTGTATACCATTTAAGATTCGATGGTAGTGACAATTACATTGATGTTCCGTGGGATAGTGTTACTGACACAATCAATACGATTGAATTGTTCGTACAACAAAACCTAAACAGAACAACGACAGTTCTAAATAAAGGAACTGATTTTGTCGTTATGTTAGAACCAACTGCATCATCAAATAATGGTAACATACATTTATATTTGAGCGGTAGTAGTGGATACAAATCAGCATCTATATCTGATGTACCTATCTTTGATTCCAAAATGGGAACTTTGTTGGTACAAAGAAAGACTGCCGTAAATGATATTACACAAGACAACGAATACAAACTCATCTATAGAAAGAACAGAAAGGATGAGATATCAGTAAGTAAGTCATCTACCATTTCAGTAGATGGTTCTACCGAATCATCGTACAACGCAGCATGGACTGGTAGTGGTACATTGACAATCGGTAAAGAACTATCAACAACAGATGGGATATCACTTTCATCTACTGACAACTATTTAAGTGGCTTGATTCAAGAAATAAGATATTGGACTAAACCACTAAATGATACGGTCATTGACGAACATACACTTTCAAGAGAATCATACCATAGTAATCAACCAACCTCATCTTACTACGACTTAAAGTTTAGATTCATCCCTGATTCACAAATAAAGAGTGTAACGGATCCTGATGGAATCTTATCACAACACCCAAATCAAAAGGTTACATCAACCGATAATGGATATCCAATATCTGCCTCTTTGTCTGGATTCCAATCATCCGATTTGGCAGGGGTAACAGAAGAGTATTATACGAGAACACCATCGGTTGGTTCTAATAATATACTGACAAACAAAGTTAGAGTTGAAGCAAACACATTGAGTGGTATATTAGATGTTGATACAAAGAAAGAGAGGTCACAATATGACACCGCACCTGTGGACACAAACAAAGTTGGTGTATATCTATCAGCAACTAGAATGTATGATGAAGATATCTACAACCACACAGGCTTCTTTGATGGTGATGATTATTTCGGCAGTCCTGATATTAGACCTGGTTACAATGATGGTAATCCAGAGTTTGATAATTTAAGAAGATTGGTATTCCAAAAATATAGTTCGAAAAACTTAATCAACGATACAATTGATATGTTAGCAAGATACGATTTCTCAATCTTCGAACAAATCAGACAAACCTTACCTGCGAGAGCAGATTACGATTCAGGTATCCTTATCGAACCTCATACATTGGAAAGGCCTAAAGCAGTATCAAGAGTTAATGTATCATATACTCAACCAAAGTACGATACTACTTTAGATGTAACATCAACCACATTGGTATCTGCACAGAGAGATGACATTGTGAGTGTAGCCAATCCTCAAATTAAGGATATGTACTCACCATCCACATACAGATACACCTTCATTAACTATTATACAGGAGCAGATGTAGGATTTGGTGCAAATTGGAATACGGGTTCTAATGGATATTGGAATTACGAACCAACGGCATCATCGGCACTCAATGGTAGGAAATCCAAATACGCAAAGA